AATGAGAGTGCCTACAGAGCTTACATTTGAGGATATTAAAATGGCTAAGAAAGCTATATTAGAAAAAATTAAGTCAGAGAATATAGATCAACTATTTAATGTTATTAAGGACAATAAGTAATGATAAATAGAAGTGGTAAGTATAGTCACATAAAGGAAATGGATAAGCTGGAGCAAATGATGTTTGATGCAGGGTTAGAGTTTCTTTTTATAGATGTTACTGATGATGGAGAAGGAGTGTTAGTACTTACTGATGAAGGAAGGCAGGTTAAAGAGTTTATACAGTTGATGCAAGAAAGAGAAAGAGAAATATGTTACAAGTATTTACTGGAGTATAGAAATTATATTGATAACTTAGATATCTAAATTAAACAATAAGTAATATGGAGAACGAAATTAAGGAGCTTTTAATATGGGAGATTAAATATGCAAGTTCGCTTTCCCAATTGAGATACATACACAGTATTATTGCCAAAATGCACTCAGAAAAGAAAATATCTACAAAGTTATTAGCAGAGATTGATAAATACAGAAAAGCTAAGGGTGAAATACTTAAATTAAAACAATAAGAGATATGGAGAAGATGGGAGAATTAGAGAAGTTGATAATTGGGTTTATAATTATAATAGGTGGGGGATATTTATTGATTGAAGCAGATGTAGGGATCTTAGGAGTAATAGGATTAGTATTTGTTTTAGTCTTAGCAATAAGAGATTAGTTTAATTAATAAATAAATAATATGGAAGAAGAGAAGGGTGGGTTTATAGTAACAACAATAGCAATGGGGCTAGTGCTTCTGTTAGTTTCCTTTGGTGTTGGACTTGGTTTTTGGGCATATTTGTCTGTTTTGAACTTTATCATACCTTAGAATTAGTCCTGTGAATTCCTGTGATATTGTCTAATCATAACATTATGTGTTATATTGTTTATATATGGCAACTGAAAAACAGAAGCTTACAGTCAAATACATGGCTGAGGGGATGAACAGGTACAGGGCAATGTTAAAAGCAGGTTACTCTGACAGCTATGCTAAAAGATCTGAGATTAAGCACCTTAAGGGATGGCAGGAGTTAATGGACAAGTATCTTCCAGAGGACAAGATTGTTAAAGCTTTAGACTACTTAATAGATCATACAGACATTAAAGAAAAGAGATTTAGTATGGATCTTAAAAAGGATGAGGTTGAAGGTGTTATGAAAGATCTGGGATATAACAAGAGCAATTATGTAATAGTTCCAGACAAGGAGATTAAGAATGTTTCAGGAGATGTAGTAGAAATTCCCTATTGGAAAGTGCTTATGAAGGTAAGAGATCCTAATGCCATTTCCAATGGTACAGAAAAGGCAATTAAGATGAGAGGTAGGTATGCTCCAGATCAACTGGAGGTAAAGATGGATAAGTGGGATGATCTTAGTGATGAAGAGCTTAACAAAAGAATTGTTGAATTGGAACAGCAGCTAAATCAATCTAAGAAAGACTAATGGCTAAAAGTGATAAGGCTCTTAAAGAGGAGCTAAGAGAGTTAAAGCTGGAAAAGCTTAAAAGGTTTGAGCAGGAAAGTTATAAGTATTTTACTCCTATAGGTAAGGTGGCAGACTTTCTGGATGAAGCATTGAGTGGAGATTATATTACATCTTTACTATCATCAGCTAATGGTACTGGTAAAACTACTACACTTGTTAATATAGTAGGACACATTTCAAGACCTTGTAACAATGAGTATTTCCAGCAGGATATGGTAACAGATTGGCAGTTTGAAAGAAGGGGTAGGATAGTATCTGACACTACTACGATTACAAGTACGATTGTTCCAGAGTTAAAGAAGTGGTTACCAGCAGGTAGTTATGAGTCTAAAAAGCTTGGTAAACAGTATGAGAGTAGATTTGAGATAAGAGATAATCAAGGCAGGAAGTTTCTTTGGGATCTTATGACTTATGAGCAAGATCCTAAGCAGTTTGAATCTGCTAACTTGGGTATAGTACTCTTTGATGAGCCTGTACCTAGACACATTTATACAGCCTCTATAGCAAGGCTTAAGAAGGGAGGTGTATGTATTATATTTGCAACTCCTCTTTCTAACAATATAGGAACAGCATGGATGTATCAGGACATTGTTGCTAATCCTAAAAGAAAAGATGATGGGTTTTATTATGACACAGCAAGTAAAGAGGATGCCTGTATAGATCATGGAATTAATGGCTTTTTACCTCACAGTCAGATAGAAAGAGAGTTAAAGCAATATCCTATTGATGAAAGATTGCCTCGTATATTTGGAGAGTTTACTCAGATAAAGGGTAGGGTTATTAAGGAGTTTGATCCAGACATACATGTACTGGATGAAATGCTTGATTTTAATAAGGAGGATTATGTTGTAGTGCAGTCATGGGATACACATCCCAGAGTAGAGGAGGCAATTATATGGATAGCAATAGATAGAAAGGGAACTAAGTATGTTGTAGATGAGCTTTGGAGTAATGAGCCTATGGATTCTCTGGTAAGTAAGATAAAGGCAATAGATAGTAAGTACAGAGTAGTTAAAAGATTAATAGATCCTAGTGCATTTAATGTTGATACACGATTTGAAGATCCTTATAAAAGAGAGGGTGGCAGAGAAGTAGAAGGAATATCATTTGCTAAAAGATTAAAGGATGAGTATGGACTGGTGTATGAACCTGCAAGTAAAAGAAGAGCAGATGGTATATCAATGATAAGAGAATCACTTAGATATAATTATCAAGGTGGAGTATGGCTGAAATATCCTGAAACATTTATTATGCCTAACTGTACACAGACACAATGGGAATTGCAAAACTGGATGTGGGATGAATGGTCTGGAATAACAGCAGAAAAGAAAGATCCTAAAGCGACTCCTCAGGATAAAAATGATCACTTCATGGAGGCATGGGGCAGAGTTGAGCTATCTGGTGTACAATATAGTGAGTCTAGAGATGAGGTGATGAAAGTTAGAAGAAGTAGCCTAGTTGATGAAAAGGTTTATTGATAGTATATTATATATATGGCTAACAAACTAAATGTAAAGTTAAAGGAAAGGGTGTTGAGGGTAGATCTTACAAAATTAGAAGCATCTCTTATAAGAAAGATAAGAGAAGTACCATATGGAGAGTTAAATTTTCATATTCATATGATAGAGGGTCAGCCAGTAAGGATAGAAATAGAGGAGATAAGAAGTTCTGATTTATTGGATGCCAGTTATGGTATGGACTTGGAGGATTGTATATACATTTCTCCTGATGAAAAGAAATAAATTAATTTTAAGCAGTTATGAAAGCTACTAACAAAAAAGGGAATGTAAGTAGTGATGCTGCTGTAGAGGAGATTAAAAAGGATTCTACAAAAGATCAAGAGGATGTAGTGGATAGTTCCAAGTCATCTTCTAAGCTTAAGGATTTGGAGGATATTGAGTTTGATAAGGGTGAAGAAAAGGATCTTCTAAAACAGGTTGCTAGTGAACATAAGTTTGCAACTAGAGAGCTGGATTCTTGGATTGATGATAATCTAAGGAGATTAAAGCTTTACAATAATCAGATGAGAAATGATGAGTATGTAGGAGAGCCACTTCTCTTTACTCATATGAACACATGGTTAGCATCTTTATATGATGATGAGCATGACAAGCAATGGATACCAGCAGAAGAGGGCGATATAAAGACTGTAGAGAATTTGGATGCACTTACATCTTTTGATTATGATGTAATGGGTATGGATGAAATAAGATACTTTATGTATTGGGATTCACTATTTTTCTCTTATGGATTAATTGATATGTTGGAGTTTGATATTGATAAGAAATGTCCAGCACCAGCAATAATAGATCCACTTGTATTTTATTATGATACTCTTGCAAGTTCTATTGATGGTAATGCTAGAAGCAAGGGTGGTATGAGATTTCTTGGTTGGAGAATGAACATGAGCCAAAAGGATGTTAAAGAGAGTGGTCTTTTACATGAGGATGCTCTTAACATTCTAAAGAAGGTAAACAAGGATGATGGTATGTCTAGTACAGATGAAGCAAGACAAAGGAGAATAGAGGCAATAGGAGGCACATACCAGCATATTTCTGATGATAGTATGGGTGATAATAATATATATGAGGTTGTACAGCACAGGACACATTGGAAGGGTGATAAGGTAGTACTTATACTAACAGAGGACTTGAGCAAGATAATAGGAGCAAAGGTATTGCCTAAGGATGGTGATAGATCAATAAGTTGGTTTGTAACAGCCAACAGGTTTAATCCTCAACCTAATCAGTTTAAGGGAGTTTCTCTTCCAGATTTATTGGAGGACAAGCAAAGAAAGAAAGCAGTATTAACAAATGATGCTTTAAGACTTACAAGAACACAGGTGTATGGAAGTTATGCTTATGACACTAACAAGATAGACAATGTAGCAGATCTTAAATGGGGTTATGACAAGTATATTCCTATTAATGGTAGTCCTTCTGATGCAATAGTACCTATTAGAAAGGATAGTCCAGACATGCCATTGCTTAGTAACATGCTTAACTATTTAGATACTTCTGCACAAACAGCAAGTGCAACTCCATCATTACAGCAAGGAGTACTTAGTGAACAACAAAGGACACTAGGAGAGCTGGAAATGGTAGCAAGTAGTTCTAAGACAAGATACTCACTTGCACTTAAGACATTTGCAATGGGAGAAAGAGATTTCTGGCAGATGTATTATGTTTCACTCAAAGTATTTTTCAAGGAAGGACTTGGAGAGAAGGTAGTAAGGATTACAGGCAGTCCTAACAACTTCAGATCACTTACTAGGGATGATATTATCTGTAAGGCTGATCCAGATGTTAGAATCGGTAGCAAGACCTTAGAAGAGGCAAAGAGAATGAGGAAGTTCAATATGTACTCACAACTACTGCCATTACTACTACAAGATCCAGAGGCAGACAAGAGAGCAAGTGTAAAGCATGGACTTGATTTAAGTGGTATGCAAAGAGATATGCAGGACATAGTATTACCTCCTACAAGGGATGAGTTAATAGCAAGAGAGCAAAACTTACTACTTAGTAAGGATGAAGCAGCACCATTTATGGTTAATGACAATCATTTAGTACACTTAAGAGTACACAGAGAAGCAAGAGAAACTAAGGCTAAACAGGCTCATATGAAATTACACATTAAGGCACTTATGAAGATACAAGAAAATCCTGAATTGGAAATGCCTGATATGGGTATGCAGCAAGGAGAAGAGTCTGGAGTACCACCAGCAACAATGCAAGGAGCAGTAAGTCAAGCAACAGGATCTAGACCAATGAGTCCAGCACAGGAGGCTGGTATGAATAATATATAAATTAACTGTAAGTAGGAATGAAAGATTTAGATTACAATGATCTTATTACTACTAAGAGTGGTAGGGAAGAAATAATTAATGGTATGAGGGGGCTTAATAGATCTAAGGGCTGGGCAATAGTAGTTGCATATTTAAGTAGGTTAAGAGTATTAGTCCAGAGTCAGATAAATAACATTGATTCTCCTTTATCCAAAGAAGATTTACTTAAGAAGAGAATTGAGTTACACTATATAGATTGGCTTCTTAATCTGCCTGAAGAGTTACCTTTAGCTTTAATAGAAACTGACAAGCAAGAGGATTTTGAGGTAGAAGAGATGGAGGTATATTAAATAATTTTTTATTATTATATTTATGGCTGAAGAAAAAGAAAAACTTACAGAGGCTCAAGAGCAGGACACAAATGTTGATGCTCAGGAGCAAGAGGTAGAGGAGCAGGAATCAGAAGATCTTTTTGATCCTTTTGCTGATATAGATGATGATAATGAGCAAGAAGTAGAGGAACAAAAGGAAGATCAGGAAGAAGAGAAGAAGGTTAAAAAAGAAACACAAGAGCCTGTAGAGGATAAAAAAGCAAGGGCTAAGATAGATGCTTATGAGGCAGTTGATGATTACATTGATGATAATCCAGAGTTTGAAGATATTAAGAAAGAATTAAGAGATTATACAGCTAGGGCTATTGAGAGGGGTCATTCTGATCCAGTAGAGTTTGCAGTAAGAAATGCTAAGAGTCCTAAGTTCTGGATGAAGGTAGGAGAAGCAAGGGCTAGACAGGCTTTAGAGAGTGCTAAGTCTACTACTTTAAGGGGATCTAGTGCATCAGCAAATGCTAACAGAGGCACACAGGATTTCTCTAACATGGATAGTGCAGATTTCAATGCACTTGTTAATCAGGTTAAAAGAGGCAATTAGATTTGACATTATGTAACTTTATGTGTTACATTTAATTACAACTAAATAAAGCAAAGGAATTACCTAGCTACAAATGGTTATACTATTTGGATGCTGGGTCTTTTCTTTATATAGTGATATATAATTTTTTATAGGAAGAGAAATGGCAGCAACAACAACTACGATTTCTCATGCAATATCTTCATATTATGATAGGTTATTGCTTGAAAGGGAAGCTCCTTACCTAGTTCACACCAATTTTGGTCAGGTAAGAGATATTCCTGTTGGTATGTCTGACACCATTAAATTTAGAAAGTATGGTGCATTATCAACAAACACGACAGCCTTAACGGAGGGTGAAACTCCTGCAGGTACATCTCCATCTGTAACAGACATTACTGCTACAGCACAATGGTACGGAGATTATATAACTTACACGGATGTGGTATCCATTGAATCTCCAGATCCAGTTCTAACAGAATTAACAGAAATACTAGCTGAACAAGCTGGTCAATCTATTGATGAGTTAGCAAGAGATGTTCTAGCTGCAGGTACGAATGTACAGTATGCAGACCAAGGTGATGATGGGAATACTGCAACAAGTGATGTTGCAAGTGATGATGTCATTGATACATCTGAGCTTAACTCTGCTATTGCAGACTTAAGAAACTCAAATGCTAGATACATTACAAGTTTTATCAATCCCGATGAAGGGTATGGTACAACTCCAGTAGCACCATGTTATGTTGCTATAGTTCATCCTAACAAGGTTGCAACACTTAAGGCATTATCAGGCTGGTCATCAGTTGAAGAGTATGCTAGAAAGGGAGATATTATGCCTAACGAGGTAGGTAAATACGATAGGATTAGATTCATTGAGAGTACTCAAGCTAAAGTTAAAGAAGATGAAGGGTCAGGAGCAATAGATGTTTACTGCACACTAATCTTTGGACAGAATGCTTACGGAGTAAGTAGAATAAATGGAAATGCTATGAAAACTATAGTTAAAGCACTAGGATCAGAAGGATCAGGCGACCCACTCAATCAGAGAGGTTCTATAGGTTGGAAAGCAAACTTTGTAGCAAGAATACTACAACAGAGTTGGATGTTAAGACTAGAGAGTTGCTAATATCTTTCTTTGACAGGTTTTACTCCTTGTACCAGTAAACAAAAACAAGGAGTACCTTTAGGGTTATAGGTATACCAATGGTATGTTAATACCCAAAAACTAATTTTAATAGGACAAATTATGTCTTACACAAGTAAAGATGTAATGTACAATGCAAACCTTAAAGAGGTTTTCAATGACATTATTGAACAATTAAACAATAATGGAGGAGCATATATACTAGGATCTCCTGCATTATCAATAGGTTCAAGTTCTGCAGCTAAAGTAAAGAATGCTGCATTTGCTGTTGTAAGGGATGGTGTAATAAGTACTATAGCTAGTACTGAAACAGCATTTACTGCAACAACACATGATATTGCAGATGGTTATGAGGCTATATTCAATGTTTATTTAGATGAGGATAATACAATTACTCTTCTTAAAGGAACAGAAGTAGCAACAGCAGTACCAGCAGTATCAGTATGTCCAGACACTCCATCTGGAGGACTTAAGATCGGAGAAGTTAAAGTAGCAACAGATGGAGCAGCTTTTGATGCTTCAACAACACTACTTAGTGCAGGAACAGTAACAGACACTTATACAGATAAAACAGATAATGCTATAGACTTTAGTGATTATGAAGATAAGCATTGGCTATATCATGATAATCTTGAAGATGTTATAGAGGATTTTGTTAATATAGTAGCTAATGATGGTGTGGAGATACTTACAAGTACTCCTACATTGGCAATAGGTTCAAGTGATGCTTCTAAAATAAAGCATGGAGATATTACAACATTAAAAGATGGTGTAATTAAGAAAGTAGCAGGAGGTGAGGTTGCATTTACAGCAACAACTCATGATATTACTGCTAATGGTTCTAAGGCACAGGAAGCTGTTTATCTAGTATATCTAGATGATAGTACAGTAAAGATCTCAAAAGGTGATACAGCTGATGATGGTGAAGGAGTATGTCCAGACACCCCAGCAGGTAAACTAAAACTTGGAGAGGTTAAGATAAGTGTAGAAACAGGTTCAACAGACTTTGATGCTACAACAGATGATTTAAGTGAAGCACACTTAACAGATACTTATACAGATGCAACTGATTCTTTATCAGTAGCAGATATTGATGTAAGTAGTTATGGTTTAGCAGACTACAATTATAGTGAAAGTTTCTATGATCTACTTGATGATTTAGAGGAAGATCTAAACACAGTTAAAGATGATAGGTTACTGGAAAATCCTACCTTAGTGATAGGTTCTTCAAGTGTAGCGAAGGTAAAAAATAGTGCATTTGGCATATTGCAAGATGGTTCAATTACTACAATATCAAGTACAGAAACAGCATTTACAGCTACAACACATGATATAACAGCAAGTGCTAGTGCAATACAAGAAGCTATATATCTAGTTTATCTAGATGGATCTACTATAAAGTTGTCTAAAGGCACAACTGCAGCAGAGGATGCAGCAGTATGTCCAGACACTCCTAGTGGTAAGTTTAAGTTGGGAGAAGTTAAAGTACAGGTTGCTAAAGGAAGCACAGACTTTAATGCTACAACAGATGATTTAGATGCAGCACACTTAACAACTACTTTTACAAGTAAGTTGGATGTGTTTGATGAGATAGCTTAATAACCGATTATGGTTATGGACTGCTGTAAGAAGCAGATGATAACATGTAAAGACAGAAATGTTTTTGCATACCCAAAATTCTTACATTCCTTAGCGAGAGGGGGGCTTGACCCCCTTCTTGTGTTTTAATAGTTTATGGTTTATATTATAGTAGCTTAAATAAAATTATCTGTAAGGATTATGGCTAAAAAAATAACTAAAGAGGATGTAGCAGAGGACAAAAAGGCTACAAAAGCTCCTAAAAAGAGCAAGTCTAAATCAACTAAGATTAAAAAAGAGGAGGCTGTATCAAGTTCTAGTACTCCAAAAGAGGTTGATATTGAAGCTCTTAAAGAGCAAATAAGAGCAGAGGTTAAAGGAGAGATCT